AGGTATTCTTTGCGCTTTGGTTTAACTTTATAGATAGAGCTAAGAGTTTCTAGTAATGATTTTAGTTTTTCATCACTAGTATTTTCAGCTACTTCTTGCGCAATCTTAGAGGTAAACTCTCTTGCTTCATCTTCGTCTAAAAATTCATTTAAAATCTCTGATAGTTTTTGAAGGTCTGCTGAGGACATACGTCGCTCCTTATACTTCTCCGGGAGCCTGATAAGTCGCTATTTGATGATCTGGGTGCGATACATTTTCAGTAACCCAGTCAATTCCATACTTCTTGATCATATATCTAGTTTGTTCGCACTTGGTCATCGTTTCCCCATAAGAAGTTTTTTGCCGTGGGCGATGTTCTTTCAGGGGTTTGACATGTGTGTCTTCAAACGTGCTCATTCCTTGGTGACATAATTTAGAGCACTTCCATGATTGTGCCGGATCTAGCTGACGGATCATTTTAGGAGTTTCTGTATTTTTAATAAACTCAAATTTTTGCTTCAGCATTTCTTCAGTAGATTCCAAATCCTTATCTTGAAAATGAAGTGTATAAGCCCCTCCGTCATTAATGAAATAAATAGTAATTAAAAAGGATGAAATATCAGGAAACATTTGCTTCATAGCATAATGATAAATTCTTAACTGAGGATCTACAAACATACTACTCTGAGTTTTCTTTTTGCCTGTAGCCCAGTCTAGTCTTCTACCTGTCTTCCAATCAATAACTTCATAAACCCCTTCACCTAAGTCGGTTACAAGGTCGATGGTTCCTTTCATAGCTAAGTTTCCAGAGACTTCCTCGTCGTTTATAGTGTAGCTATAGTTAGACCAATCCTCTTCAATAATAAAATCAAAGTGAGGTTCAGCAGCAACTACATCACGGTTACGAGGATCAAACATTCCATCGTTATATTGGAGGGCTTTCCATGACCATTTTTCACAATCCTTGGCGTCTTTCTCGGTCCATTCATGATGAGGAATACGACTAGTGTAGTACTCATAGACACGAGCGATGACTTTATTTAAGTATTCTGACTTATAATTGCCCGTACTCACCCTTCCTATATGTTCATCTACAATGATCTTCTTACCATCTTGAAGTCCTTTCTTAGCCACAGCGCAGATCTCAAGAACTTTATGAACTATAGTTCCTTTGTCTGCTTTTTTATTAGAAGGACCTCTCCATCCGAGAGTATACTCCATGTAATACTGCATAGGACAAAAGCGGTGGCAATTAAAAGATGAAGATCTAAAATAGACTATAGGTATCATAGTTTGTTTCCGTAACGGTCCCGGCCTTTTAAGTTATGAACCTCTTTCCATACCTGTCCCCAACCCTCTTGACTGTCTTCTTCTACACGAGCCGCTTTGTCATCAATATAAATAGCTCCCGCAGGTTTTCCCATAAAAGCATGATGATATTTGACACCGTGTTTTTCTAGCCAGTCAATCCATTCCTTATAGCCTCTTTCGTATTGAAGATGTATGTTGCCTTTTTCTCGATCTCCATATCGAGCTGTATAAAGGACAATAGTATAGCCCATTTCGTACAGCTTATTAACTTGACCAATTCCATAAGTTAGTGGACCAGCTTCTGCATAGTTGCCAGCTACTGACTTGTCCGCTAAAACACCATCACAATCTACAATTAATGTATTTGACGACTCGGGTAAGGGCATAATTACTCCTCGGGAAATATTTCAGGAATATTATCTAAATGCTTAATAGCTAAATATATTTGTTCATTTTGTTGTGAGATAGTAAGAGAATTATTATCTACAATAGCATCACAAAGATGTATGCATTTGTCAATAGCTGTTTCGCTAGGGTGCTTATCTTTCTTTTTAGAAGGATTTCTTTTTAGACCCAAAACAAAACCTCCCGCTTTTTGAATAGCATGAATTTCATTTTCAAATCTTACATCTGAAATAAGAGCTAATTCAGAATCGTCTTCTTTAATTTGTCTAAGACAAGCATCTACCCATACATTCTTATAGATAGAGCGAAAGAAGTCGGTTCCTACACATTGCAATACTTCTCTAGCGGTCATACGTCCCTTTTTAAGAGTAGGACCGGGCATGTCTTCCCATTTAATATCGGTTAAAGTATTCTTTTGCTTATCTGTGCCAAAAACCCATTCCTCTTTGAGTCCTAACACATCTATAGCCATACGTTTTAATTTTTCTGCAAACGAATACATCTTAATAAACCTACCAAGTTCATTATTAAAAAGATTTTCTACGTCTACATGAGGAGGTTTAAACTCAAACCATTCGTGGCCTTCTACCGACTCACTCAAGATATCAGTAACTTCAACCTCTCCTTGAGTATTGAGACGTGTAGATCGACTAACTCCTAATTCTGCTATTTTAGATGCTAGGATAAAGTTGCAGGCGGTATTTTTTCCTGCTTGTTTTTTCCCAGCAAATCCTATAATTTGTGTCATTGAATAATTCTTCCTAAGGTTTGGAGAACACTTTCTGCTTGATCAACACTTTCAACCAACTTAATACATTCCTCTACAATATCGGGGTGTTCTCCTACTCCCACTGCAGAATTCATGTAGTTATTTAGATTGGCAACAGCACGGCTCCTCTTGGCTTGAAAGTGTGATTCGACGGCCATCAACACAAGTTGTTGGGGAGTGACTTGTTGTTGCTCCGGTGGAACCTCTACCTTTTCTCCATCTACCACATTTCCATCGTTCATTTCAAAATTATCAGCCATTGTACACTTCTCCTAATTGAGTAATTAAAGGTTTAATATCGCTAGTAACATTATCTACATTCATATCTCCAATATCATTAGCATTAAATTTTGGAAAATATAAACGATACATCTTAGAACACTGTTCGTAAATCTTTTTTGCTCCTTTTACACCTGCTTCGTCATTATCTAATAAACATACAATTGAAAACGCTCCTGATGAATCTATAAGCTTCTTTTGATTGGGACCTAAATGGGCTCCAAAAATTGCTACTGCGTTGTGAATTCCCGCTTCTTCCAATCTCCATACATTTCCGGGAGATTCTACCAAAACTACCACTCCGCTTTGCAAAATGTGCTCTTTGGCATACCAGTAATTATACAAGCAGTTTTCCTTCTGGAACCCCGCCGTGTGCTTCCATTTTGGAAAAAAATGACATTCTTTTTCAGGATCATGGTAGTGCTTGCATTGCGAGCATTCATTAAAGATACTACGACCTGTAAATCCCACAATAACATCACCACTATCATCGTAAACTGGAACAACAGCCCGTTGGTATAGTGATTTTTTAGGTCTTTTGCACGTTCCCACATCATATTTATCCAATACTTCAATAGAGTATCCTCTTTGTAAGTAATATTGAGAAGGAATCTCCACTTTACTTCTATAAAATTCTTTTTGAATTCCCTCTTTTTGCTGAGAGGGCATTGTAAAACCATTAACTAAGGAAGAAAACCTAAGCTTGTCCCCATCTAGACTTGAATTACGCGAACTTAGGCTGTCAAAATCTTGTCTAGTAAACTCAAGTAAAAATTCTACAGTTTCATTAAAACTAGCTTCTCTATCTCCTTTAACTTTCCAGCCGTATTTTAAGCGTGAAAGTCCTCCTCTAACAAGACTAATCAAAGACGATCCAAAAACTTCCTCGCATTCATGAGTCCTGCACTTATAATGAACTCGAATATCTCCATTAGGATAGAGATTTAAGGCAGTTGGATTATCTCCTCCATGAATAAAGCATCTGGACTTAATAAAAGTTTCATTTTTATATTCAATTTCAGTATCCATATACTCATAGATCTTGTCTATATATTGAACGGCAGTAGCTGTTAAAGCATTAAGCTTTGCCTGATCTTTATATTTATATGCATCATGCGAAGGGGATGTCGTCATTACCATTTTCCAATGTCTCGCTATAATCAGCACCATCTTCTAGTTCAAAAGCCGTTTTGCCTTCTACGATTTTACCATACTTACCAATCATGTTTATATTAATATAATCCTTGTCCGCTAATCCCTCTCCGTGACGAGAGATAACTGGAACAAGCTTTCTATTACCGTTTTCTGGCCCATCTTTAGCAATCTCCTCATCAGATTTGGACTTATAGATACTAAAGTTTGAACACAGCCAGATAATTCTATCAGATCCACTAGCGGTATCTGTAGATTCTTTATTAATTCCATCTCTATTGAGCTGAACAAATGCTAAAATAGGAACTTCATAACGAATAGCAAAGTTATGTAGAGATGTCATTAAGAACCCTAAAGCTTGATACTCTTTCATATCTCCACTGATATCAGCAGAGTCCATTATTTTTAAATAATCATAAATAATCACACAATCGTTAGACTTTCCCTGAGCATTAACACCTACTTCTTTTGCAAGCCACCTTCTCATAATAGAGAGTTGGTCTTCAAACGGTTTTCCTCCGATAGATTTGTGATAATACGGAATATCTTTTACTTTCTCAGCTGTGTCTCTGATTTTTTGATTCTTATAACTATTGGAAGCGAACTGACCAGTTTCAATATCGTTGATGGCAACCTCTGTTAGCATTGCAATACCACGATCTTGATGATCCTTACGCATCATTTCTGTATCCAGATTTAAAACAGGTATACCTAACTTATGAGCAATATAAATTCCTGCATTCTCTGCAAATAAAGTCTTTCCAGTTTTAGGTCTTGCTCCAATAACATTTACAGTTCCTTTACGTAGCCCTCCTCCAATTGCAAAATCGTATCTACCAAATCCTGTAGGAATACCTACCTGATCTATTGGGTCAGTTGAAAGTTCATCCAATCTTTCTTCTACATCTGAAAAAACTTTTTGAGGAGCGTCGTCATTATCTGTTAGTAAAGATGTAAAATCAAAAATTGCTTCTTCAGCAATTCCTAAAATGTGAGAAACCGGTTCATCACCTTTAACTTCAGAATATTTTTCTTTAGTAAATTCAAGCTGCTCATGCATCATGCGAGCAATTTGCAACTTACGTACTTTAGCTGCCATTTTACGAACGTTCCCCATAAGTACAGGAAAATTCATAATGGCTGAGAGATGTTGAACCTCCTCTCGATTAGAAACAAGATCGTGTACTCCTATTTCTTTAGCGGCAGATAGAATTATAGGTAGGTCTATAGCCGTAGAGTCATCCTTATCCATGATATGTTTTAAACATGAATAAATCATACAATTAGAATCTATAGTAAAGCTATTTACATCTATAAGATCGGCAACGTCATAGTAAGCCTCTGAGCCATAGCGACAGACCCCAGCAAGGATCGCACGTTCAGCAGGCGCGTCAGATAACATCATTTATTTTGTTCCTCACGTAGTTTTTTCCATTGCCTATATCGATGACGATAAAAAGCATCAAAGTATGCTTCGTTAGGAGGGTCCATCTTAGGCATATTTTCAACCACATATGCGAATTCTTGCCAGCATTCCTCACAAGCCGTATTAGGAGGACGACCATCGCGCCCCTGTGGGTGAGTAATGTAGTGGTTAGTTTTAGCAGCTAAGTTCATATTGGCGCGAGCAGTAAAAGCAGAAGCTGAAAGTAATTCATAAATAGCCTTTATCTCTTTATTCGCAACCCCCTCTGTTACTTCTGCAGTTAAATTTGCGATGTCCGAATCTTGTTGAACTCTTCCAAAGCAATAGCTTGCTGTCATTAGAAGTAAAACTATTAATAGTCGCAAGAAGCTGTTATATCCACTTATCATTGATTTTAAATCCATAAAGTTTCTCCTTTTAGCCTGCACTACAGGAACATGTGTTACATTTAAAACGACCCCTTTCGGGAGGAACTAGTGCTGGTGCAACCTCAAATCCCTTTCCACATGACATGCACTTAACTGACACCTTTTGAAACCCCGGACCCTTTGGAATTGTACTCTCTGTTTTGGGTTTGTCAAGACCCATTTTCTTATCTGACTTAGAAGCTTCTTCTATTTCCCTGATTTCATCTGATGACAATTGGACTCCATCCATAAAGCCTACTGAGGGTGAGGGTGGTTTTGATTTCTTTTTTCTCTTACGAGTACCCTTTCCTCTTCTTCTATTGTTAGACTTGTTTGACACTTGTGATAAGAGCTTTCCTAGAGAGCTTATCTCTTCTGGAGATAGATTTTCTAGTATCTCTCGTAAATCATTTTTATTGCCCATGCTTAAAAGCCTTTGCTTTTTGAACGCTGAGAAAAATATCGCTAATGTTTTTAACCGAAGATGCTAAATAAGTTAGTCGATCAGCTCTGTGCTGAGCATACCTTTTAATTTGTTCTATTTTTGTTGCATAACTATCTTCCTTAACCGCTTGATTAAACTGACTTTCCCATGACCCTTTGTATTGCTGCTCTCTTCCAGACAATGTTGTCTTTAATATTTGAGTAGCCCAGTTAACACGGGCAAGCTCTCGATTATAACTTCTTTGTAAATGAAATGACAAGGACGCTAATAGCAAAGCAGCTTCGGCGCAGTTTTCAGGAGTTAATTTTTCAATTTGATCCCGTGAAAGCTCTAGGTATTGCTGAGTAGAATCATCATAGAACTCTTTTGTATACTTAGGAATTCCTAGATCGATTTCGTAAGAATCTAAGATCTCATCGAGCTTCTCTAGTCGTTCTTTTGCTGTATTCTCATTAGCCATTGATCTTTGTTTTCATTAAAAGGTAGTTCGATATAAATAAGACCGTTCAAGACGCACCATTCTTCTAGCTCTCTATCTCGCTGTTTTTGGCTTATGAAGTCTTGAGCGCATGTATGATATAAACTATTAAAACTGTAGTGCTGCGCGCCATGCACTTCAATAAC